ACGGGGGCGCGGCCGGCGGGGGCAAGAGCGATGCGATCCTCGCCGCTGGGCTGCAGTACGTGGATGTGCCTGGGTATGCGGCGCTGATCCTGAGGCGCTCGTTCTCTGACCTGGCACTTCCGGGGGCGGCGATGGCGCGGAGCAAGGAGTGGCTCTATGGGAGAGCGAAGTGGAGCGAGCGCGAGAAGACGTGGAGCTTCGAGCGCGGAGGGACGCTGACCTTCGGCTACCTCGAGGCCGAGGATGATGTCTACCGCTACCAGTCGAGTGAGTACCAGTTCATCGGTTTCGACGAGCTGACGCAGTTCTCGGAGACGCAGTACCGCTACCTGTTCAGCCGCTTGCGGCGGACGAGCGGGGTGCTGGTGCCGCTCAGGATGCGCTGGGCCTCGAACCCGGGCGGGGTCGGGCACGGCTGGGTCAAGCGCCGCTTCATCGACGAGCCGGCGGCGGGGGTGGTGTTCGTGCCGGCCAGGGTGGCGGACAACCCGGGCTTGGAGGTCGACGAGTACGTGAGGAGCTTGTCGCACCTTCCGGAGACGATCCGCCAGCAGCTCCTCGACGGTGACTGGGGGGCGTTCGAGGGGGCGGCGTTCATGCTCACCGACGACCACCTGGTCGAGCTGCCGGAGCTGCCGGCGAGCTGGGTGCGGTTCGAGAGCATGGACTACGGGCTCACGAACCCGACGGTCTTCCTCGCCTGGGCTGTTGACTTCGAGGGGAACCTGATCAGCTTCGGGAGCTTCTACAAGCCGGGGTTGCCCTCGGAGACGGCCCCGATCGTGTTGAAGCTGCGGCAGCTGTGGCGGACGAGCGCCTGCTGGGGCGACCCGGCCAGCCTGGCCGCTCCGACCTCGACGTTGAACAAGTTCGGGATGCCGTTGACGATCGAGCAGGAGTTCGCAGACCACGGCCTCGCCATTGCCAGAGCGAACAACGAGCCGCGCGCCGGCTACACCAGGTTGCGCGAGCTGTTGAAGCGCGACCCGGAGCATCGTTTCCCGGACTGGCACCCGCGCCGCGGCGAGCCGGGGGCGCCGCGCTGGTTCATCGTCGAGCGGCAGTGCCCCGAGCTGGTCGAGCAGCTGCGGACGGCCCCCTTGCAGCCGGTCGATCGCCGCTGGGCCGGCGAGATGGTCGACCCGCACTGGGAGGGGGCGCACGGGCACGCGGTCGCCGCCGCCCGCTACGGGGCGATGTCGCGCCCGGCGCCGAGCACGAAGCCGCTCGGCCCGCTTGAGAGTGAGGCCGAACGGGTCGCCTGGTTGCAGCGGGAGGCGATGAAGCGCTGGACGGCGCCGCGCGAGCAGAGCCCGAGCTACCAGCTGTAGGAGGGAATGGATGAGCGTCGAGTTCACGAAGAGCGAGCACGGGTCGGAGGGGCATCTGGCGCAGTTCCCCTCGATGTGTCTCTGCGGCTCGCAGAAGGGGCCGATCGTCGACACCTACCTCGACCTCCCCGGCTACGGCAGGGTCTATCTCTGCCGGATGTGCACGACGAGGGCGGCGCGCGCGTTCGGGCTGGTGAAGGGGGACGAGCACACGAGGCTGACGAACGTTGCCGACGAGCTCGCGCAGGCGGGCAGGGAGATCGACGAGCGGCAGAAGCTGCTCGAGAAGTTCACCCGCTCGCTGGCCGAGAAGGACCAGAAGATCTCCGGGCAGCAGGCCTACATCGAGACGCTCACCGCCGACGTGACCCAGATGCGCCACCTCGCGGGGCTGGTGGCGACGACCGCGAAGGAGATGGTGGAGGTATGAGCGAGCGCACCCTGGAGGCGTTCCGCGAGGCGCGGCTGAAGCTGGGCGAGCCGGACCCCGAGAAGCTCGGGCGGGGGACGAGCCTGCAGTCCATTCGCGACGCGACCTGGGTGCACCAGCGGCACGCCTTGGCGCACGGCTACAACTCGATCTTGGAGCTCGCGATCGACGAGCTCGCGGCTGAGATCGCCGCGCTGAAGGAGCGCGTCGACGCGCTCGAGCGGAGGCTCTGATCCCGGCCGTCTCGCAGAAGCAGCGCGCCTTCTTGAACTGGAAGTTCGGGCACGCCTGGGTTCGCGAGCATCACTTCGCGAACAAGGGCAAGCTCCCCACCTACGTGCGTAAGCGCGGCGCGGCGTCGCCGGTCGCGACAACCCTGATGAGGAGGAAGCGATGAGCAGCACCGTGACCGTGACCGGCAGCAGGCTGAAGGAGCTCGAGGCGAGCCTGGAGGAGCTCGAGACCGCGAAGGAGGCCGGGGTCGAGCGGGTGAAGCCGGAGGAGGTGCCCGAGGACACGTCTGCGGAGCTCGAGCGGGTCAAGCAGGTGATCGGCGCGAACTTCGGGATCGACATGCGCTCCCCCGGCCAGGTCAAGCAGGCCGAGATCGACGAGCTGGAGGCGGAGATCGCGCTCCTCAAGCAGGAGGAGGCCGACGAGAAGCAGGCCGAGGCGGACGCGCAGGCCGAGGCCGACGCCACGGCTGAAGCCGGGACCACCGACACCCAGACCTCGTCGCCGAAGCGCTCGGCCGGTAAGTGAGCTGGGAGGCGCTCGCCGTTGCCGTCGCCGCCCTGGTCGTGCTCGCGTTCGCGCTCTACCTGTGCGCGGCGCTGGTCCGCGGCCTCGTGCGGCAGCAGGCTCGTGAGCGGGAGTTGCTGCTCAACCAGATCATGCATCTTGCCGGCCGCACCTGGCAGCCGCCCCCCCTTGAGACGGCAAACGGGCAGGCTGCCGCGGCCGGCGAGGCGGACACCCTGATCATGGTCGACCCGACCCAACAACCCGACTACTAGAAAGAAACCACGTGGCTGACAACTGATCTCTGTTACTCGAATCCACTTCGACTACAGGAGAGAGGTTCCAGCTGTGCATAACTGGCCTGAAGAATGGAATATTGAAGGGACCTTGTTCGGTGCCGCTTGTGAAGCTCAGGCGGCCAAGGTCAAAAGTAAGGTTGAGAGGGAGTCAGTACCGAAAGTCTCAGAAGGTCTCGCGAACAACATCAAGGGCGCATGGGCTGAGCTCAGCGTTGACATGAAAATCACCGAGCTGGGTGGGACGTATCACAAGCCTGATCGCGACGATCTCCCTTATGACCGCGTCGTGTACCTGGGGACCACGGAAGGAAGGACTGTCCAAATCAAATGGGCAGCTGTAAAGAACGGCAAGGCGATTTTCCATCTCGGCCCACGTATTGGGATGCATAACGCAAAGGCGGATAATCGTCGCTGGCTCTCAGCACGACCCCGCGCCGACCTTTTTATTCTGGTAACTATCTGGCGAGAGAAGACACGGTTTTACGTTATTCCCAGTACATTCTTGCGGGGCCGTACTTCGCTAACGGTGCGACCTGGAAGCGTGCGATTACGGAAGGGCCTCGACCCTGAGTGGTATGTCAATGGATGGAAGCATCTGACATCTGGTGCAGGTATTCCTACCTCCATCTTCGATGACCCCATGGGGACATTGTGAGGTGTTCGATGACCCCATGGGAACATCCTGAACAGAAGGAGAGCGGTTGACCAGTCTCGCCCTCGAGCAGCCCGACGGCACCCGCAGCCTGCTCGACCCGCTGGTGAAGCCGATCCGCGACCGGATCCGCCAGGGCCGCTCCCACCGGCGCACCTACCTCGAGCCGACCTGGCAGCTCAACCTCGCCTACGCCTCCGGGAAGCAGTGGCTCGGCTGGGACGACAACACCCGCACCCTCCGCACGATCCAGCAGCTCGACCCGCGCTACAAGGGGCGGGAGCTCTACACCGCCGACGTGATCACCGAGTACCGCACGACCGCGCTCGGCGAGCTCGGCTCCGACAACGACCTCCCCTCGCTCCTCCTCCGCCGCGACGACCAGGTGAGCGAGGACTACCAGGCGCAGCTCAACCGCGCGCTCGAGTACGGCTGGGACCACGAGTGGGACGGCGACGACGTCCTCGCCCAGATCGACCGCTTCGTCGTCGACCTCGGCACCGCCGCCGTCCGAGTTCGCTACGACCCCGCCACCGGGCCCGTGATCGCAGACAACGTCCCCCACCTCGCCGGGCTGCCGGTGATGAACCCCGACCACGCCATGTCGCTGATGGCGAACGGCCCCAACCCCGACGTGAC